ATGACCTTCTCTTGGAACGCTTTCCCATAAGTCCCGAATGAAACTGTCGAAGCTATCGCCATCACTCGTCTCCCGTCTTGTGTTGCGTGTTCTCAATGCAATTGAACGCACCAAAAAAGTCCTCAACGGCAAAGTCACCGATGCCCTCATTGATGAGGCGCCTGACCAACCCAATCCTATCAGGCCTAGGCACGAAGTTCTGCAATCGCTGGTCTATCGCCGCCTGCTGTGTCGCCGACAACATGCTGCCGTCTAAGAACACTAGTCTCCAATTGCGCCTCACATCGTCCGCTTGTTCGACGATGCGTTGAAAGATCTTCGACTCATCGACGTGGGTATGAGCGTAGTCGATGATGTCCTGCAACAACAAGTCATCATCGAGGCCCAACATTGGGAACAGCTTGGCCACCGTCTTGAAACCCAAGCCCTTGATGCCAGGCACGTTGTCACCATTGTCACCGCACAGTGCCTTGGCCAACGCGAAGTGCTTTGACTGTACTCTAAATTCCTCCATGACATCGGCCTTAGTGACGTAGGTCTTCTTGTGAAGGCTGTACAACTTCGTCCGATCGTCGAGCAGCTGGTAGAGGTCCTTATCGGACGACACGATGACCTTGTCGTCGCCGCGCAGGGGCCCGCAACACAGGTAGGCGACGAGGTCATCTCCCTCACAGTCCTGCACGAATAACTGGCAGAAGGGCGCACACTTTGACATGTAGACCAGTGCCTCGAGTTGGTGGCGCCTGTTCTCTTCGGTGTCAGGAATGTCGTCTTCATAGAAGCGATTGAGCTTACCAGGTTTGCGGTTGAGCTTGTATTCGGCGAACAACTTGCGACGGCGTGAGCTACCTCCTGACTCCCAACAGACATAGACGGCCCGGGGCTGCACTTCATTGACAATGCGCTTCAACGTCTTCAGAAAGCCGATGCAACCGCCCATCTGGTATCCATGGCTCGACATGGTCGGATAAGCGGCCCAACTCCTGACGAACAGATTCATTGCATCCACAATCAGGATAGGACGATCACTTGACATGTCTATCACTGTACCCCTCACGGGCACACAGTTCAGGCCGGCTGCTTCGGTTGATCTTCTTTCGACATCAGGCCCACGATCTCCCTGACCAGTTTGGCAGGGTCGTGCTCCAGGTCTGCAGCGTTGAGGATGAACGTGGAACACGGCGCTGTGTTGACCAAGGCCACCATCAACTTGCCACGGTGCAGGGTCAACGAGTGGGCATGACGGGCCAGTGGCGGGAACTGCTTGGTCAATAGCTCCAGAAAGATCAGTGCATTCTTCATGGCGTCGTTCCGTCTGTCAGTGCAATATTGCCGAAAAAGAGCTGATCGCGGTCGTCACCCACTCCAAGTTCCATGATCAACCTGATGTCGCGCTCACCCATGATCGGGTGGGTGTGCAGTTGAAAGGAGTCAAATGTGGCGACACGCTCCGACAACTCAACCTGTTCCTCACCCGTCCGCTTGTTGATGACGGCGGGTAGTGGGTCAGCACCGATCCACGCCTCACTCAGGCGTAGCAATTCAACGACCTTGGGATCTGCATAGGCATCGCACGCCACGACGGTGACGCGAGACTTGTTGTGCTTACGCTTGGCAATGTCGATCAACTGCTTTCTACAATCGGTGATCACCTTGACCAAGCCCTCAACATCGGCAGAGATCGCCCACTGCACGTGAGTGTCCATCAGTTACACTCCTTCATCAACGCCATTAATCTCTCCGCACTCAATGACTTGATGTCACTCTCCCATAACATAAGAACGGTGAACCCCATGTTTCTCAATGCATGTACCCTATGTACATCACGCTCCCAAATAGACGCTGCTGACGAGCGTGACGGACCAATGAGATCGTCTGGTGCATGCTTTGTTGGGTTAGCGTGCCAGTAATCACCGTTCGCTTCAATGATAAGGTTCAACGCGGGAACATACACATCACACCTGTAGTGAAGCACGGCAAACTGTGTCAGATACATGTGTCCCAACTCATCTAGTAGATCACGCACACGAAGTTCTATCTTCGTGTCCCTTGACGACGTGGGCAGTACATTGTTCTTCTGCCATTCCTGCTGACGAATAACAGCTTCGGAGTACCCATGATCGATCACCCACCTATCGAAGTTCGACATGCGCATGCGATCCGTGACTGGCTTGTTTCTCAGGTGTGCTGCGTATGTTTCATTCATGAGAACTACTGATTTCATTGTGTCAGAGTGGCGCTTGAGTAGATCAACATTCTTCCACGCAGTCTTTACGCTAGCCTTCCGACGCGTTTGCAACTCTTCATCTTGGCCGATGTGAACCAGTAGATCACGAGCGTATTGCTTGTTCTTCTCACTATTGCGCCAGGTCTCAAGCCATGGCGTGCTTCCTAGTGTGACACCCGGGAATTTCTTCCTGTATTCGTCGACCGACAGTGCATGACGCTTCAAATGTGTATTGGTCACCATCGTCATGGTTCGATGACACACCATGCGCTCTACCATCAGGCCGCCTCTTCATCGTCAACAGGCGTCTCACCTTCTTCGGCTTTCTCACCAGAAACAGTCATGTAAGTTGCCTCGATCACCTTATCAATGAATGGTTTATACTGCGAGTCCTTCATTAGGTCACCGAAGTCACTCTTATAGAACTTCTTCTCGAGGATGACCTCACCAGTCTTAGCATCGCTGACAATAAGTTCCTTCCATGAACTCGCTCCAGAGATCTTGATCTCTACTTGCTTGTCACCTGACGCTGCAAACACCTTGTTGTCAGCACAGTATGCTCTGACTTCATCAAAGATGTACTCGTGTTCAACGATCCCAACACCAAAGATGATGTCGAACTCATGCTTCCTAAAAGGTGGTGCAACCTTGTTCTTCTTGATTGTGGCAATGACGTGGATGCCGATCGTGTTGCCTTTGCTGTCCTTGACTTGCGTGCCAGAGCTAAGTCGTATACGAACTGATGCATGAAATGGCACTGCTTTTCCCCCGGGTGTCACCTGAGGATCACCATGGATCACGCCTATGGCATCACGTAGCTGATTCAAGCACAACAACGTCACATTGTTTTGCCCTATGACGCCAGTGATCTTCCTCATCCCCTTACTGATGACGCGTGCTTGCAACCCTATGGTATTGTCCTCATACTCACCGTTCAATTCGGCTAGCGGCGATGTGGCAGCAATCGAATCCCAAATCACGACAATCGGGATGTCCTTGGTCGCGGGCAACGTCTTTGCCTTAAGGATGATCGATTCAATGATCTTGAAGACGTTCTCCGTTGCATGCTCATCACAATACACGAAACGCTTACGAACGTCAATCCCCATGTGTTTCAGCTTGTCAACGGGGGTTGCGTTCTCGGTGTCAATGTAGACGACCAATCCGCCCATCGCCTGCACGTTGGCGGCGACGTGGTAGGCCAAGTGCGACTTTCCGACAGACGGCGTCCCTGCAATCTCAATGATGCGACCTTCAGGATAACCACCGCCAGCACAATTCCTGATCGCATAATCGAGTTGAAGTGAGCCAGTCGGGATCCACCTTTTGACGATCGTCGGTGCCGTAGCCTCATTGAGGTTATAGGCCACACGAAGACCCATTTCCTTATTGATGTCTTTGATCAATTGCGACGTGAAGTCGTCGACGTCAGCACTGCTAGCTTTGGGATCTTGAGCCTCGACTTTTTTCGCCATATGGCACTGCCTTTCTTCGAGCGAAACCCTAGGCATTGAACCTAGCCCTGCCGGCGGGTAGCCGACTGTGCACCTTTACACCTGGCTCGCAAGGCGAGGAAGGACCCTCGCCGATCTGTTGTTACTCGTCGTTGTCGTTGATCAACGATGCAAAGGCATCATCGAGCGACACTTTTTCAGCGGGAGCGTCGTCATCAACTTCGGCCTTCTTGGCAGGGGCCTTCTTCGCGGCGGGCGCTGCCTTTGGCGCCTTCGCTGCTTCGGTCGCGGGCGCCTTGACTTCGGCCTTGACATCATCGGCCAACTTGTCGAGTTCGTCCTGAGGTTTAGTGCCACGGCTTGAACCGTCAGCGTCAGGTGAATCACCCGACAGGTAAGCGTTGAGCGCCGCTTCAATCTCGGCCGTCGTCTTGGTCGGGAACATGTCGTCGACGTTGGGGAGGTTGTCGAGCCACTTCTTGGCCTGCGCGTCGTCGTTCGACAACTTGCTCTGCTTGCGGACGGCGCCGATCTTGACGTCCATCACGTCACGCCCGTTGAACTTTTTGGGCGACTTGGTGATCGTCACCTTGAGATCAATGCCATCGACCGGGTCGAGAAAGTCAATGAGGCTGCCATCATCCGACAGTTCGGTATTGGTGAACAGCGCCAGCAGGTCCTTGTAGACGAGCTTGTTGAGCGACCACACCTGCACGCCCTTGTCCTCTTCACCGCGGACGATGAGGGGCATGTAGGCGACCATCTTGGGCATCAGCTTCTTGGCGTTCTCGCGGTCATCGGGGTTGCCAGAGCGGAACAGCTTGGTGATCAGCGAATTGATGGGATCGGGCTTGTTGAACTGGCGAGGGGCCAGGATCCGGG